TATAATTTATATCATAAATTTTTAAAATCATCTATTATAAACTATGAAAATTATATTCGCGATACCATTCGCAGAGATAACTTTTTTGTTTTTGAAAGAATTATTACAGAAAATTTTAGAATATGGACAAAAATAAATAATTATATGTATAAAAATATGATATTCAAAAATTATTTGTATTTTATAATACATTATTGCATTGAAAATGAGTCAACCAATTGTAGAGAGATTTTTATGAATTTTTTAAAACAACATGGATTCGATAAAAATCTACATAAAAAGAATCTCGTAAAGTATATAAGATGGAAGGATTAAATATGAATCAGATTTTAAACAGAGAAGAGAAAGCTGCTTCAATTAAAAATATTCTTAGTGATTTTGAAATGAATAAAAATAATATTCTTTTTAAAAAAGGAATTTATGTTTATGGTGATCCCGGTACTGGTAAAACTACTTTTGTAATGAATATTTTAAAACAACTTGACTATGATGTTATTAAATATGACGCTGGAGATATTAGAAATACAGCAGTTATTGAAGATATTACAAAACATAATATGTCTGATAAAAATATAATGAGTTTATTGAATAAAAAAGTGAAAAAAATTGCCGTTATCATGGATGAAATTGATGGAATGAATAATGGTGATAAAGGAGGTATTAATACACTCATTAAACTAATAAGACCAAAAAAAACAAAAAAACAAAAACAAGAAGAAGTAACAATGAATCCCATTATATGCATTGGAAATTATAAAGTAGATAAAAAAATTAAAGAGTTAATGAAAGTTTGTAATACAATTGAATTAAAAACGCCAAATAATACAGAAACTACTACAATTGTAAATTATTTATTACCTAAAATTGACCCGGATTTAAAGGATAAAATTATTTCATTTGTTCAGGGTGACTTAAGAAAACTAAATAGTATAATCAATTTGTATAAAAGTAAACCTGAATTATTTACTATAGAAGTAATTGAAAATATCATGCAAATTAAATCATATAATGATGACACAAAAAAAATAACAAGTAAACTAATTAATAATTATTATACTTTAAAACAACATAATGTTATTATGAATGAAACTGATAGAACCAGTATTGGTCTTTTATGGCATGAAAACATAATTGATACCATTGAAAAAGTAGAAAAGAAAAAATCTGTTCCTATGTATATTGAGCAACTTGAAAATATTTGTTTTGCTGATTATATTGATAGAATTACTTTTCAAAAACAAATATGGCAGTTCAATGAGATGAGTTCTTTAATTAAAACTTTTAAAAATAATAAAGATTATCATGAAAAATGTAAGCAAAAAATTGGAATACAAGATATACGTTTTACAAAGGTATTAACCAAATACTCAACAGAGTACAATAATTCATTGTTTATACAAAAATTATGTCAAAAGCTTGGTATGGATAAAAAAGATTTGTTTGGTTTTTTTATGGAAATAAAAAGTAAAAATGATGACTCGCAAATTGTAAATTTATTAGAAAACTATGAAATCAGTAAATTAGATATAAACCGAATTTACAGATATATTGAAAAATATATTAAAGAAAATGCTGCGGGGACTATTGATAACGAAATTGAATATGAAGAAGAAGAAATAGAGGATACTTAGTTCAAATATTCATTGTATCATTATATAATTTAATACAACTATTATAAATATCAAATAATTCATTTTTATAATGATGTGATAAATCTTTTATATATTTTAATTGATATTCATTTAACACTCTAAAATTTCTAATATCATCTTTTATAATTTCATAATAATCAACATTAAGTGCCTTAGATGGATATTTATGTAAATTATAATATGAAGGTATAATAACGTTACAATTGGATAACCCAGATTCTTTTGGTACATCATAATTTCCCATATCATCATAATTTATTTCTGATAGTTGTAATTCTCTTGATAGCATTGTACATATATTAGCCTTAAAAACATAATTCGTATCATCATCATGATCATCTGAAAATATTGATTCTGAACAGCTGTTTTCTGAAGTGTTTGATGATACTTCTTCAACTGATAGATCTATACTAGGAGACAACTCCATTGAATTATAAAAATAAATATAAAATATTTTTATATTTATTTTTTATATTTTGTAAAAAGATTTACATAGTTGTAGTTGACTTTTTACTACGTTTTACTCTTAAACGATCATTACGTTTTACTTCCCATTTATTAATTATATTTTGCGGAATATCAATATGCAAATGTCTCATGCAATGATCTGGAGAAGTATAGAACAATACGTTTGAACCATTCTTGCTCTTGACTTTACAATGAGACAATACTATTTTGAAATAAAGATTTTCATCTAAAGAACCAACAAACTCCTTGTAATATTCACCAGTCTCTCCATCTCTAATACGATTTCCAATAAATCCAGTTGTATAAATATCAATTTTTGAATATTTAAGCCTACCATCTGAACGCTCAACAAATCCATCTATTTTTGTATATCCTCTATCCATATTTTTTGCTTCATTCAAAAAATCATTAGAGGCAGCGTCATCATTAGTTTCATTAGGTACAGAATCCCAGTAATCCATATTGTATATTACTATAATATATAGTATAGCTTTAAATACATTTTATAAATTCTATATTCATAAGGTTATACTTTTATACATTTTTACACCTTTAGTGTATTATTCTCTTTTTCTAAATTATTTTTTCTTTCTTGTATTTTATCATGAATTATTTTTGTAATTGTGTCTTCTAAATATTTTACTTTTTCGTGAAGTTGTTTATTCTCTAAGGATAGTTGTTGTATAACATGTATTTGTTCATTGAATTTTTGTTGTAAAAGCTCTGGAGTTATCATATTTTTCTGAAGTGCCATTTGTTTTTCTTTTTGTTCTTGTATCATTTTTTCTCTTCTCTCTTTGATTACTTTCAACTCTTTTTGTACGTCTGGTTTATTTTCTAAATTTCCTGGTTCATATGACTTCAATATGATATCAATATCTTCCATGAAAAATTTTAAAATATCTGGCTCTTTTATTAAGTCAGTAGGATTTATTGCAACTTCCTTCACATATGGATTCGGTAATTGATCTAACAATTCTTTTTTATCAAATGAGTTATGATTATGCGAGAATACAATAATGGATTTGTTTGGATCTAATTGAACAAATGGTATTGTATACTCTTTCAAGAAAAATTTTTCTTCAGCAACAGCAGCATCTTCATTAAATTTTGTTTTTGTTAATAACTCACGTTTAAAAGCAAACGTGGCTGCAGTTGAATGATTTGGACCATAAGGTCCGAATTGATACATTTTATTTATATGTTTGAAATAAATTAACATTGCACTGGAACCTGCACATAGGGCTTTTTTATTTTTCTTTAACATTTCTACCGCATGACTAACTCTTTCTGGTGGATAATAGTCATCGTCATCCATATAAACTATTATTTCTCCTGTAGCTTTTTCATTTGATAGATTACGTTTCTTGCCAAGTGTTAGCTTGGTATCATATTTGAAGTATTTCACTTGTGGTATATGAGTTACTAGTTCTTCTATTTTATCTGTGCCGTCATCTATAATAATCCATTCCATTTTGTCTTTTGGGTAAGTTTGATGTTCAAAACATTTTAGCATCATAGGTACAAAGGGACGACGATTAAATGTGGGTGTACAAATACTTACAAATGGATATGTTGATTTCTTTTTTTTATCTTTTCCCATCACTTAAATAATTTTATGTATTTAAGTAATTATTATAGTAAAAATTGTGCATATTTTTTATGGAATTTTTTCAATTCTCTCACAATATTATTTGAATCTATTTCTATTGTTTTTTGGCTTGATCCTCCTTTTTTAATATTTGTTGGCGGTTTTATTGCAGGTGTTTCTACAGGTGCTACAGGTGCTGCTACAGGTTTTGATTCAGGTTTTGATTCAGTTACAGGTGTTGTTGCAGGTGTTGTTACAGGTTTTGATTCAGGTGTTGTTACAGGTGTTGTTACAGGTTTTGATTCAGGTGTTGTTACAGGTGTTTCTACAGGTGCTACAGGTTTTGATTCAGGTTTTGATTCAGGTTTTGATTCAGGTGTTGTTACAGGTTTTGGTTTTGTTGCAGGTCTTGTTACTGGTTTTTCTTTTTGATCACTAGTAGTATTACCAATAACATCTGTTTCTGGTTGAGGATCACATGGTACTCTATACGCTTGTGAACTATTTATTTCAACTTCCACCCTTTCGTCTAAATCCGTTTTTACAGGAACAAACATTTCAATAATTTTAAAATAATAAATACAAAATAATGTCAATACTGCAAACACAGCAGAAGTTTGACCCAAATATGTATATGCATTTGTTATAGTATAAATACTAAAAATAGTCATAATAATTAACTTATTATACTTGAAAAAATATATAATTAACTCAGTAATAGAGCTTTTTTTCCCTGACAAATTTATTTTATACATTAATAATGAAATAACACAAAATATAGTAAAAACAGCTGCAAATATAGTCAACACTTGCGTAGCAAATAAACCAAATAATAACAAAATAAATATGTATGCTAGTATAATTGCCATTAAATATGAAGTCCATTCTGAAGAACCTTTTATTGTCTCATTACTATCATTTGGGTCTGGTATCTCATTCCAATGAACGCTCTCCCAACTAGGAGGTCCATTTTTATATTTCACACTACCTGTATCTGGATCAATGAAAGTATTTACATTTTTCTTCCACATCCATGACAAATTACTTAACCAATAATAACAAAAGAATATTATATTAACAACTATACCAATCATTAAGATAAATAACCCTAAATAAGGTCCAAGTATCACTAATATGAATTCTGGTAACTGATTTAAAAATGATAACATATAGTTGTAATAATTATAATTCTTTAAAAACAATGATTCAAAAATAGAAACAAAATAATTTCCTAAAAATGATGACTTAGGGTTTTCTTTATATTCTTTAAAAGATTTAAGTATACCATCTACTAATGAATTATGTGTATCTGGAAATTCTAATATTAATGCTTTTCTTGGTTTTCTAAAAAATAAGTTAGTAAATATATATGTTTCTATGTGTTCAGGATCATGACCTTTTTCATCTGTATATGGAAAACAATTTGCGTCTGTTGGTAGTATATTTGATTGCGCTACTTTACAGAAATATATTACAAGTAAAGAAAATATACACCAAATCAAAAGTTTAATTCCAGAACTTAATGTTTTTATAATAAACTCTTTTACTTTTTCAAAATAGGCTTTTCTTTCTTCACTAGGTTCTTTTTGTGCTTCATCTAATGCTGCAGTTGACTGATCTGCTATATCTGCTGAATTTGGTTTTTGTGTTTCAAACATTACTTATATTAAAATGATATAAAATATTTGAATTTTTATTTAATACATAATGTCATTTTTATATCTCTTTATATTATATGGTTTTTATTCAAAAGAAATATAATACTATACTTTTAGCATTCATATGTGTTATTTTACTAGTCTCAATATTTTATTGGATTCATTTTTTATCAGTCAACAAATATGTTATAGAATGTTTTACACCTGGTCCGATTCAAGAAAGTAGTAACACTAGTCATTCAGTAGACTTGCCGCTAACTACTAAATATAGTTGTAAAAATTTTTGCGGTCCAAATGCAAGATGTTCTATTACTGGTCAGCAATGTACTGCTGACATTGATTGCCCAGGGTGTCAACCTTATTCGTCAGCGTTGTCATCACCTGGACAGCCTGTACCTGGTGACAATGACGCAGGTAAATTAACAATAGGCGTAACTCCACAATATTCTAGTTTAACAAGTGGATATGGAACACGTGAAAAAGTTATTACAAGTAATATGTATTCCAAACCAAGTATGCCTAATTTTGGTGGTAATATATGGTTTTCTGAATTTGAATCAGATAAGGTTCTTTTTGATAAAAGATATAAACCATCAAAAAATACTCAATTTATGCCGAACTATCCTAAGAGATATTCTTTAACTGGGCAATTTGTTGAGGATGGTCCATTTGCAGCAAACTCACCTATCCACCTTTAGACCAAAGGTACTGGCGTTGCAAAGGTGGAGCCAAAAATTTTGTTATAAGTTTGGCTCAACCTTTGCAACGCCAGTACCTTTGGTCTAAAGGTTGATTTAAAGGTTGAAATATAAGTTTGGCTCAACCTTTTTTAAAGGTTGAATCAATTAACACTTCTTTTGCTACCTTTTTAATAATTTTTTCTTCTTTTTCAAAATCATTATCTCCTGCACCTCCCATAGATTCTATTATAATCTTATTGAATTGATCAGACACTTTGGAGGTACTTTTTCTCCAGTCAGGATACAATTCCTTGAAATCTGAAATTAAATTTATATTTTTATTGGCAATTTTTCTTACCATTTTATGTAACTTGGCTTTCTTTTCATCTTCTTTTTCCCATTTATCTTCATCTTTGATATACATTGTTTCTCTCTTTTTATCGGTACCATGAACTGGTCTTAGTGTCACATCCAATGCATTTAAATTTTTGATAATAATATTAGAAATACCTTCTATATAACCAACTTCGCCAACTCTTTCCAAGTCACTCAGTTGCAGTTGGAGAGAATCTATAAAGGCAGACATATTCATTGCATTTTTACAAGTTTCATTTAAAAAGAATTGTAAGTTGAATGTTTTATTATGTGAATTATTATTGTTATTTATGTTATAATTATTACTATTTTTTGCTAACTCTAACATTTGTTTATTTTGATCTATTAATAAATGTTTGAATTCAGAATTTTCCTTCATTAAGTAATTGATTAATGCTTCTGTATCATTTGTTTGTTTTTCTAAAGAATGACTTACTTCTTCTGTATAAGTACATTTTTTTTTGTGTCTATAATATCCAGTATCATATTTATACATTTTACCACAACTGCACTGATATAAATTTGCAACTTTTTGCAAGTTTTCACTATCATTTTCTACCATTTTACTATCATTTTCCTTTTTTTTGTGTTTATCGGTTAAATTATGTTTAATAATACTACTTTTACGTGACGTAGAATAGTCACAATATTCACATTCATATAAATATGCAACTTTTTGCAACTTTTTACTATCCATTTACTATCCTTAATATTATAAAATATTATTTTTTTAAATACTAATAAAAAAAATTATGCTAACATTTTGAAAATTATTTTTTTTGTAACCAGACGCTAATTTTCAATTATGGTCACAGATTGTGGCTTTTTGAGCAAAGTATTTTCCCTTTTTGAAAAATGGACAAAAATAAATGTCCATTTTTGAATTTCTGAAAAAACTTTCCCAAAAAATAATCAAAAAGTCGGCCTACACGTCTAAAGAACTTTTTTCTCTACATTTTCAAGAAACTTAAAGAATTCTCTTACATTCTGTAGAGAGAAAAGAGACTGATTTCTTTAAGTAGAAAAAGTATTATATACAGAAAAGAAAAAAGATAATATATTTTTAAAACAAACTGCTGCAAAAGAGTTAGGTTATACGATCAAAAAGGTAATAAAGTTCATGATCATAAATAATATTTTTATTAATAAATGAAAAATATTATTACGATAAATGATCATGTTGCATACATAAGACCTGCATTTCCGCCTTGGAAAATAATTAGGTTTATTCGCTCTTCAATTAAAAACATATTAAAATTGTAATCATAAATGCGCCAAGTGGGCTTATTAATACCGACAATATCTCCCGTAGCTGGATCGCAAATGGTGAGCACTTGTGCATATGGATCTACAGGTGGGCTTATAGTAGTCATTTCAAATTGAATATTAGTAAAACGGCTCATATTCATGGCCCCACTTGGTTGTAACTGAAAAGGATCAGTATTCAAACAAAAATTATAACAATACAATCCGGAAGGCGCATTTCCAGCGGTTCGCACATATTTTTCTACAAAATTAAAGACGCCAGCATCTAATATGTTCTCTCTATATTGTCCATCCAATATTATACCGAGTGCGACCAAAATTTCTTTAATATTTTGCGGGTTATAAACTCCTGTAATTGAAATACCACTTAAAGTACCATCTGGGTTCAATCCAGGTCCCAAAAATGGATAATTTTTATTATTTGAACCAGGATTGGGTATATCTCCAGCAGTAGACGCTGGTACTACATCTTGAGGCATATAGTTATAAGGCCAGTTTGTATAATTAGACCACTCATTTCGCAAATTTGCATCACTTCGTTGAAAATAAAACATCCAACTAATGACCATTCCCATTGAATCTAAATCAATCTTATTTTGTCCTGTGACATTATAAAATGTTTTTTCATAAACTTGCTTGAATAAATATTTTTGCTCATTTTTAGCAAAAATTTCCGCTTCATCATTGGAGAGAAATGCATATGTACAATTTAAATTAATATCTGCATTCCAAGATGTTCTTGTATCTATATAAGAATTAGGACCTAAAGTTTCGTCTGGAGGTGTTTGCAAAAATCTGTACAACTGCATATAAGATTGGTTAAAATTGGGTGCCACTACAGGAAAATTGTTTGCATAATCCATAACATCACGAATAGTGAACCATTCATTTATGGGTCTAAAAGACACATTGATTTGCAGTTCATTGTATTGTAATGCAACCAAAGGAAAAGCCTGGAAAGTAGATAAGTTGAACCAAGCTCCTAAAGGAATATACAAAATGCGACCATTAATGGAAGGTTGTGCGCCGGCTGGACTAGTTGTATAATAAGCATTTGGATAAGAGTTGACACGAGCACCATAATTTCCGGGATCGTTTAGTTCAGGTGTATTGCCAATCATTTCATCAAACAATGCCAACTTTTGACTGCTAAAGTCTCTTTGAGCAGATGCTAGTATGTATTGCCCTGAATATTGCTGCAATTGCTGGTTGCCGCAATTAATAGTAATACGGCTGATAATTTGGGCGCCCAAATTTTGTATCCACTTGAATTCATAGGGTCCCCAATTTGTCGTTGTAGTAGAGCCATCAGGGTTTAAAACCTCCTGAGGCGGAAAAATAGGACTCCAAATGCTGGGTAGTGTGACGCAAATGTAGCAGTCCATAAGTAGATCAGCATACCTCTTCACAACAAACGAAAATGTACTTTCAGTTGTAAGATTTAGTACAGGTGAACCAATATAATCTAGTCTGAAATTTTGTTTACCAAAATTTGTATATTTTTTAAAAGTTGTTTTCCAGAACGTTTTGCTTGGGTTTCCATTTAATATAATATTCTGTTGCCCTATTGCAACCAGCTGCATGAGACCTCCTGCCATACTAAGTATATATTATACAAATGTTTTAATTCATAATATAATTTAATTATTTAGAAAATAAAAGTATTTATAATTATAATTGATCTAAAGCAAAATAAATAAAATGCAAAATATAATATAAAGAAAATATATGGAAAACATACCTTTTACAACTAATGTGAATACAGAGCCGATAGACCCAAAAAGTGTGTTTGCTATCACTAGTGAAACAATTGTGTTTGGCGTTTCTGGATTAGTTCTAGGTAAAATAGTAGATAAGTTGTTTACCATATTATCAAAAAAATATAAAAACTATACAATTCCAATTTCTATATTGCAAATCGCATTTTCAGGTGCATTGTTAGCTATTATATATGTTTATGTATCTTCTTATTTTACAAACCATTTTCAACGTACTTTATCTGGAATAGCATTTCCAGCTTTATTTTATAGTATTCAAAGCAATATTTTTTCAGCTTGGCATAATTTAGATTGGAAAAATTAAACAAAACAAAAAATACTTTGTAAAATGTATATTATTTTTATTTATTTTTTAAAATAATATAATATATTAGACTATGTCATCAACGCCAACTACAAATACAACAAGTATAGCAAGTGAGACAAAAAAAACAATAGCATTAATATGGGAAAGTAGTAAAAATTTAATGACTAATTTAGATGAAAAATTTCAGACATATTTAATTTTTATGATAATCATTATTATTGTTATTACATATTTGGGATATTTATCGTATATGAGTTCTCTTCAAACAAAAGAATGTGATTATATTAATAAATTGTATCCAGATGTAGATGGTTATCTAGTGCCAATATCTGCGAATAATAATGACTTTTCATTCAACTTGTTTGACTATTATGTAAAAACAGCCTATAATGCATGTTCAGGAGGTAGTTATAAAAATGATTACGTAGATATATGTAACTTAAAAGCAGTTATAAAACAAGGTGTTCGTTGTTTAGATTTTGAAATATATTCTTTAAATAATGAACCAGTAGTAGCTTCAAGTACATCTGATAGTTATTTTGTAAAAGAAACATTTAACTCAGTACCTTTTTCAAAAGTATTGGAAACTATAGATGGATATGCTTTTGCAAATGGTACGTCACCTAACCCTACAGATCCTATAATAATTCATTTAAGAATTAAGAGTACAAATGAAGAAGTGTATTCAAGATTAGCAACATTATTTAGTAACTATAAAAGAATGTTAGGAATTGACTATAGTTATATAAGTACTGGAAAAAATATAGGTCTAGAGCCATTACTAAAATTTCAAAATAAAATAATTTTAATTGTAGATAAATCAAATGATGCATTTTTAGAAAATCAAAAATTTTTAGAATATGTCAACTTATGTAGTAAATCTATTTATATGAGATGTTATCATTATTACGACGTTAAAAATAATCCAGATACAAATGAGTTAACCGACTATAATAGGAGATCAATGAGTATAGTTCTTCCAGATAAAGTAGTCAATCCTGAAAATCCAAGTGGCATAGTTTGCAGAAATTATGGTTGTCAAATGGTAGCAATGCGTTATCAACATGTAGATAACAATCTAATAGAAAACGCGAAATTTTTTGACGAAGGTGGTTCAGCATTTGTTTTGAAACCTCCAGAGTTAAGATATAAACCAATCGTTATACCAGTTCCACCTGCACAAAAATCAAACTACTCATACGAAACACGGGTTGTAAAATCAGAGTATTATACTTTTAAAGTTTAGAGACCCCTAACCACTCCATAAGATTTATATCTTCAATCAAATATTTATCAACAATTTTTTTAGCAAGTAGTCTATTCATAATATAGCGTCTATATTTTTTTATTTGCTTAAATTCATTGATCATATTTTGCATTTTTAATTTAGGACCCCAATTTTCACAACGATAAATGGAAATACAACATAAACATTGAATATCATAATAAGTTCTAAGTTCTTCTATTGTTTTTGATGAATTTATTTTCAAATATTGTTTATAATCTTTATAGTTAATAGTAAACTTTGAAGGTGGCTTCAACGGATAGTCTCTTGTAAGAGAAAAATGATATATAGTATTGTCTTCTTCATTAGGAAAAATGGTTACTAAAATAGTAGAATGAATAATGTTTGAAAAATCTTCTTGATACTTTACATCAATACATGCGTTGTTTTGTTTAAGTTCAACTAGTTCATTAACAATTCTTTTCTTTATATAACCTACATTTAACTTATCTAATTCAAATAAAATGGAATCATCTAAAACTTCAGCACTCGAAATAGGTCTCATTATAGAATAGTGTATTTTTTCTTTATTTACTAATAAAATAAAATCTTTTTTGTTTTATTTTATTTTATTATAAGTATTTAATCTAATAATAATATAAGAACTTTATGAAAAATAAAAATATATGCAAAGATTTAACATTTGAAGATTGTGAATTGGCGATATTACGTATGGCAGTAGATAAAGCAGAAGAAAAAATAGGAAAACGTATAGTAAATTCTGAAGATATTAGAAAAATTATTAAAATTGTTGAGGATTTTATTAAGAAGAAAAATCTGATTTGTTATGGAGGAACTGCAATTAATAATATATTACCTGCAGATGATCAATTTTATAATAAGGAAGCTGAAATACCTGACTATGACTTTTTTACTACAAATGCGCTAGAACATGCGAAAGAGTTAGCAGACATTTATTATCAAAATGGTTTTACTGATGTAGAAGCAAAGTCAGGAGTACATCAAGGAACTTATAAAGTATTTGTCAATTATATTCCTGTTGCAGATATTACTGATATTGCAAAACCGATTTTTAATGCTATGAAAAAAGATGCAATTCGCGTAAATGGTATATTATATGCACCACCAAATTTTTTGCGTATGAGTATGTTTTTAGAATTATCAAGACCTGCCGGTGACATTAGCCGTTGGGAAAAAGTCCTAAAACGTTTATCTTTATTGAATAAAAATTATCCATTAACGTCTGTAAATTGTGATAAAGTAGAATATCAAAGAGAAATGGAAAACAAGGACAAAGAGAACGAAATTTACGAGAACGTACGCAGCACATTTGTAAATCAAGGAGTTGTCTTTTTTGGAGGGTATGCTGTATCTTTGTATTCACAATACATGCCAAAAAAACAACAAATAGCACTACAAAAAGTTGCTGATTTTGATGTATTATCTAATGATCCAGAAACAACTGCTCAAATAGTTCAAGAAAGATTAAAAGATGTAGGTATAAAAAATACAAAAATAATAAAAAAGGATCCAGTAGGTGAAATTGTTCCTATGCATTATGAGATCCGTATAGGAAATGATACAATTGCTTTCATTTATAAACCAATCGCATGTCATAGTTATAATACAATAAATATAAAAGGACAAAAAGTAAAAGTTGCAACGATTGATACTATGTTGAGTTTTTATTTGGCATTTTTATATGCAGATAAACCTTATTATAATGCATTTTTAGAGAGAATTCTTTGCATATCAAAATTTTTGTACGATGTTCAACAAAAAAATAGACTACAACAAAAAGGTTTATTGAGACGTTTTAGTATAACATGTTATGGTCATCAAGAATCTCTTGAAGAAAATCGCGCGCACAAAGCAGAAAAATATAAGGAGCTAAAAGAAAAAGGGGATAAAGAAGAATTTGAAAAATGGTTTTTAAACTATAAGCCAGATGATATGAAAACAAAATCTAATAAAACGAAAACAAAATCTAATAAAACCAAAACAAAGTCTAATAAAACGAAAACAAAAACTAATAAAACGAAAACAAACAAGTCTAAACTATTCAAAATGTATTAAAAGTCAGAGTATTGACTAATAGGTTGTTGTTCTTCATAAATAGGAGGATGTGGTGATTCTTGATAATTTTCTAAGTTACTTTGGAATTGTACATGTTTATTTTTATTTTTATTTTTATTTATAAAATAATTATATGTAAAAATACATACAATTGCTATAACAACAAGACTTATACCTAAATAAAGAAAAAAACTATTATCTGGAATTGACACATCAGGAATAGTTTCAGATACAAATTCAGGAATAGTTTCAGATACAAATTCAGGAATAGTTTCAGATACAAATTCAGGAATAGTTTCAGATACAAATTCAGGAATAGTTTCAGATATTTTTTCAGTTGTAGATGATAACATTTCATTTACTGCAGAAAAATTACTTAAAGAAAATGCTAAATCACTAATATCAATGGAATCCATTTAAATAAAAGAAATATAAATACTCTTTTATTTAAACTCATTAAATTGATGAAAAATTTATATACAATATTTGTTTACGATAATAATAAAAATATCATATATTATTTTTGATAGTATCAAATAAAGAATACTCTTTTTTGTATTGGTATATTTTTTCATAAAATATATAAAATAAATCACATAACATATCAACTTTTCTAATAGTTGTCTAATATAAAATCGTATTTTATTAAAGTAATTCCAATCATTCACATAACTACACATGGATGTTTCAGTTTGTTTTATATAAAACATGTATACATCAACTAACCCGGTAAGAATACGATGAAAATTATTTTTTTCATTTTTAACATTAAACATATAACATACTTTATCTATTCCACAAAGATCTAAAAGTATAATTTTTCTATCTGAACGTTTTTTGAATATATATGGATTGAAACCATCAAAATACATATCTTTATACAAAAGGTTACCATCTATCATATATGGAATAAAACAAGAACGAATAATAGTATCAATGATTTCATTTTCATTTTTGTAAAAATGTTTCACTTTTTGATTTCCTTTTTTTATATTATTATATTTGATAAATAATTTCTTATTAACTTTGTTACATACATCATCATGTAACCTGTCTTGTAAATACATCTTTAAATTTTTAATAATATTAAAGTTACATTTTTCTTTAAAACTTTGATAAAGTGTATTATATAGAGTAAATGCTAAATCTAAGCTATCTATAAAATATAAAAAACCAATTAATGAACCCATACTAGAAGCAGAAATTCTGTCAACTTTTATATAATTACGTTTTTCCATTTCTTTTAAAAAAAATAATGCTCCTATCAAATAACTTCCATTAAATGTACCTCCATCTAGAACTAAATCAATAACGAGTGGTTTTTTTTCATCTTTCAAACTATCAGGCAAATTATGAATAAAAGTATCAACTATTTTATGAATCTCATCTATAGACATTTTTTAAAATAATAGTTATAACTAGAATTTGTATTATTACTCTAATAATTGAACGAATTATTTGTAGTTAAAATAGTATCGTTTGTAAGTATATAATGACCAATACCTACCATTCCTAAATTAAAACACGTTTCACAACTAGCTAAATAATATTCATATTTTAGAAACATTTCTTCTCCATATTTTTTAACTAAAATAGATTTATCATTTATTATTTTTTCCCTCCAAGATTTTAATGTTTTTGCATAATGTTGACCCCCAAACCCTTCAAAATGTATTACTTTTAAACCATTTTTTAAAGATTTATCTAATATCCAATCATTATTTGGAATTTGACAACCAGGAAATATATATTTATACATAAAATGATCAGGATTATATAATTTATCATTTTCTTCAAAGCAAATAATTGTATGAAAAACAAATCTCCCTCCTGGAGTTAAACATCTTTTAACATTTTTAAAAAGTTCATCATAATTTTCATACCTAACATGTTCTAAACAACCTATGCTATAAATACTATCATATTTTTCATTTATCATTCTATAATCTAAGTTCATTATTTTTGTTTTTTCTGGGTTATAATTTTCGTTAGCATATTTTACTTGTTCTTCAGATATAGTAATTCCTGTAACGTGACAATTTGTTGTATTTGCAACATATTCAGCAATTTTACCCCATCCACATCCAATATCTAATAATTTTTTATTTGGTTCTGTAATATTTAATTTTTTTATAATTGTGTTTACTTTATTATATTGTGCATCATTCAATGTATCTTTTTCATTAAACCAAAAACCGCATGTATAAGCTTTTAAATCATCATATAAAAACGAATCTATAAATTTAATTTCATTATCATAGTGTGCAGCAATATTATTTTTATCACTAATTAAATTTTCTTTATTATAAGAACTATTTAATTTTGTTTTCAATAAATAAGGACTATATCTATTCATAACTATTGAATTTAAAGATCCAACAATATCATCTGAGTACCATTCTCCTCTTACATAAGACTCGCCTAATCCACGTTCTCCATATAAATAAAGTGAATGAAAGAATTTATTTTCATCTTTGAGAAAAATTTTTGGGTGTGGAAGATTATCATTATTATGGTAAGTAAATAACTCATTGCCGTTTTCACCAATAATAGTTAAATTTCCTTCATCAAATTTATTAAAAATAAAGATACAAACAAACTTTGCAATATAAGGTTCAGAAAATTTATATAAAACATACAAACAAATTAATATTACTAAAAATATAATAAAATAGTTAAACTTAAATATATTTTCAAACTTCATTATATTTATAAAATACTTTTATAATTTATAAAAAAAAATAACGTAATATAATGTTAACAACTTCTAAATATATAACTTTTAAAAAGCATTAAAATATTGTGATGTTTTATTAAAAAAGTAAAAAATAAGGCCAAAAAGTACACTAGTAAATAAAAACCCATTAATATTTAAATTTCCATCGGTTGAAAATAATACAGGAAAATAACTAAACAAAAATTTTCTAAAAAAAGGTAACTGAAACAAAAAGTATAAAACCCCAATTAATAAAGGGGTTTGTATTTCATTATACATATCATCTAATGAATTATTATTTTGAACATTTTTTCCATATGCATTTACCATATTAGGTAGTTGTTCATAACTCTGAATATAATCCATATTTTGAGGAGGTGGAGGTGGAACATAGTTAGGTCGTACTTCAGGATCATTACTATGACCTGTAGTAGTCATAGGTATATCTCTAGACGATAACTGAGTTGCACCATTTATACTAGCTTGTTGAAGACTATTAACAATTTGATTAATAGTACCTTGATCTAAAGAAAGACCAGCACCTCCTCCAGAACCCGGCGTTTGCATTTGTTGATTATTTTCAACAGCGTTTAAAGAAATATTTCCATTAGTAACAGGATCCATTGGTAAATCTAAAATACTTGTAGAATCAGAAGACATAATTATTATAGAAAATGATAATAATAATCATGCAACATACGCAAACAAAATATTAATTCAATCAAATTCAATGATTTTAGAATTTGTATTACACTTTGTTGCTACAGGTGTGTATTTTACACATTTACCTGAAGGATTCATATATATTTTATCTTTAAATTCATTAAAAGAAGGCGCATGAAAAATTAAACAATCTTTATCTTTGCATATTTTTCTAAATAAAGATGCTAGACCAAAACCTAACAATATAGACATTAATATTTTACCGGTTTCTGTATGAACAAATTTTCCAAAATTGATAGCCATTATATTTGATATATTATTAGAAGAATTTTAATTTTACAAAGAATAATTCTATTCTTCAAGTTTGAATGGGAATCGTAGAAATTAAACTTTTATCTTTTGGACAATCTATCACTTGTTCTGAAAAACGAAAACAATTATCGGCCTTGTCCTTAAATAAAATTTTGTCAACATTTTCTGGAGTAGGATAAATATAAATTGTTTTCATTTCAGGACCTAATACATAAACAAAGAAAAGACCAATCGCAAAACTAATTAAAAATGCAGGTAAAGAAATGTAGTTGAATATCATATATATATATATATATTTTATATATTATTTTACATGTATTTTTGAAAAATTATTTACTAATATCTTATATTTTGTTTAGAAATAGCCACTATTAAATTGCACCGACTTTGCAACAAGGTCGTTCATTGCATTTGCCAACATATTATAGTTAGTGACTCCATTTTGTTCATTATAAAATGTTAAGTATGTTTTCTTTTCAGGTTCTGATAATGAGTCAAATGCTTGATTATATATATTTACACCAAAATTGGCTTTACCATCAGGTCCGATTTCTGGTGGCAAAATAAGGCTCTTTGGTGTAGTAAATGTGCAAGCTTGTCCAGCTGATCTTGCTGCAACACAATTTGCCATAAAATCTTGCATCCATTCTCTGTCAGTAATGAGTGCAACACGAAGAGGACTTGGTAATTTAGACCATAAATTGTCATACTCAGGTACATTCCATTTCACTCCATCTAACCCATCACCATATATGGGTTCAGGCGTTACTACTGAAGGTTCTACAAATTCACTAGTACTACTACTTGACTCAATAATAACACCTTTTTTCTTTGGAGCAACTGAATATTCTATATCATATGCTATTACTTTGTCATTTGAACTAGTAAAAGATAGACTAGAAATACTATATTTGTTTTGTATTAAGTTACATGTGTTTGTATAGTCATTATGCCATACAATGGTTTCATTATATTTTAAACTGCGAATAGTTTGCAACAAAGGCATTAGTATTGTTGTGTAAATAGTGACAGCATCTCTTGCATATTGTATGTTATTTGTTTCATTCATTTTAAGAATACAATCTTTTATTTTTTGAATTTCTATATATGAATTGGTAATAGCTTCATTCAATTCTTGTGTTTTCTCATCATTATCTACAATTTTATGATAACTTTCCAAATATTGTTCGTATAAAGAAGTATAGTTACTAATATATTCTTTTATATTCTCAAACTTCTCAAGAGCATCTTCAGTATTTAAGTAACCAAATAGCAGTTTATTTTTATGATCAATAATTTCGTTTTTATAATCTTTAATGTCTTTTTCCATGGTTTTCAAGAGTTCTGGCATCCATTCAACCTTTGCTAGACGAATAATAATATTTAAGTTGCATGGATCTGCTACAATTCCACAAAAAGCTCGTAACTCTCTATAAGCTTCTTCTTTTTCAGTTTCATCAGAGTGAATAGTAGAAAAGATTGTTCCTCCAGGTCTCTTACAATGTATGCATTTTGGCTTAAGTTTATTAAACTCACTTCTTTTTTCTCGATTACTAAGATGTGGATTGTTCATAATTTTTTTTTTATTTGCCATTATTTGAGTTTCATATTTGTTCTTAAGTTTAAAGTATTCATTCATAGCTTCTTTTGCATCAGGAAAAGTATCCATTATATAATAGGTGTGAATAAATTATTTGATATTTTACAAATGATAATTCAATAAAGTGTCTTAGAATGTAATATATCATATTCATTTTCCCAATTAGGTAATCCAGTAATTAACTCTTGATGAGCAACACGTTTTGCTTGTTGAAAATTTTTAATTTTTGATAATATATATTGTTGTTTTTCTTTATTTTTT